GGGTTCTGATAGTCAACTTCCTGTCTCCAACTGAGGTTTTGACCAATGGCACTTAGAACAAGTCAACGCCTCTTGTTGGCGAAAGAGGAATCAACTTACGGCACGGATCCAACGCCTACAGGCAGTGCAGATGCGATCCTTGTTCGCAGCCTAGAAATCAGCCCTTTTCAGTCTGACGCTGTTGAGCGTGAGCTGATTCGCGGTTATATGGGCAACTATGAAGTCCTTCACGCTAATCAGCGCGTTGAGGTGACTTTTGAGGTTGAGATGGTCGGCTCTGGAGCTGCCGGCACTGCTCCTGCTTTTGGCCCTCTGCTTAAGGCTTGTGGCAACAGCGAGACAGTTGTTGCCGCCACCTCGGTTACTTATGCCCCGGTGAGCAGCAGCTTTGACTCTGTCACCATCTATTTTTTCCAAGATGGCGTCCGCCAGAAAGTAACTGGCGCTCGGGGTTCGTTCTCAATCAATGCCGAGATTGGTCAGATCCCAACTATCAACTTCACGATGGTGGGGATCTATAACGAGCCGACAGACGTTGCAAACGCGACACCGACATATCAAAACCAAGCCAAGCCGGTGCTGTTTAAAAACGGCAACACCACCAGCCAGCAGCTGTTTAGCTATGCCGGTGCTGTGCAGTCGTTCAGCTTTGATCAGAACAATCAAACTGTTTACCGTGAGCTGGTTGGTGGCAGCAAGGAAGTGCTGATTACTGATCGTCGCCCTAGTGGCAGCATTGTTTTGGAGGCCGTCACAATGGCAACCAAGAACTATTTCACCAGTATCACTGGTTCTGCCACTGGCAATAACACGTTCCAGCATGGTCAGGATGCTGGCAACATCTTTACTTTCAGCGCACCTCAGACCGATTTGTCTGCTGTTAGCTACTCAGATTCTGACGGCGTTCAGATGCTGAATCTTGACTACACAGCAACTCCGACAACGTCTGGAAACGACGAATATAGTTTGGCCTTGACTTGATGCGCTAGTTTTAAGGCGAATTATTCCTTTTATGGGATTCGTCCTCAAAAAGTCCAACACCTACAAGTGGCCCGTTTCTGTGGATGTCCCTGTTGACGGGGGCAAACACGAGCGGGTTACTTTTGATGTTGAGTTCAAAGACCTGACGCAAAGCCGATTGCTGGAGATTGCAGATCTGAGCGCAGAAGGGTCTCTAACAGATGTTGAGGTTGCCCGTGAGGTGATTATGGGATGGGCTGGCATTGAGGACGAGGACGGCGAGGAGGTGCCTTACAGCATCACTGCGCGCGATCAATTGCTTGACGTGCCAATGATTGCCACGGCAATTGCCGGTTCTTACCTAGACAGCAAGCGAGGAGCTAAGCGAAAAAACTAGAAGAGGCCGTTGAATATCTATTCAACGGTCCTGACGACAAGTCAGAGTTGATGGCTGACGCCAAGGCGTTTGGCTTGGCATTGCCTGAGCCTGAAGCGCCTGAAGATTTTGAGGTGTGGCCTGACAACTGGCCTGCTATCGAGATGTTCCTGCGTTGTCAGACGCAATGGCGCACAACCATGTCAGGCGTTTGCGGACTGGACTATTCAGCTGTTGAATGGCTGTTTAGACTGTATGAAGTCGAGGATCAGCCGACCGTGCTTGAAGATTTGCAAGTTATGGAGGCTGCGGCGGTCAAGATCCTAAATAAGGAGCACAAGTGATATGACTGCAAAGTTCGGCCTGTTAATCGACGCAAAGACTAAAGGCGAGAACAATATCAAGCGCCTTGGCACGTCAATGCAGGGCGTGCAAGGTAAAGCCAAAAACCTTGCTACAGCTGTGCGTGGCGTTGGAACAGCTTTCAAAGCGTTGTTTGCGGCTGCTGCAGTTGCCGGTTTTGCTCGTTTCGTGCAAGGTGCAATTGATACTGCTGATGCTTTTGGCAAGCTTGAAGTACGCACGGGTATTGCAGCAGAGAAGCTTTTGGCTTATGTCAACGCCGGCAAGCTGGCTGGCGTATCGCAAAAACAATTAGAGACTGGCCTTAAAACTCTTGCAAGAACGCAAGCGGAGGCAGCGGATGGCGTTAAAACTTATTCGGATGCTTACAACAAATTAGGGATTAGCGTAAAAGCAGCGGATGGCAGCTTAAAGCCGTCTGATCAGCTGTTAGGAGAAATTGCTGATAAATTTAAAGATTTGCCGGATGGCCCAGAAAAGGCGGCAATTGCCATGGACCTCTTTGGCAAGTCAGGCGCTGACATGATCACGTTGTTAAATGGTGGCAGCGAGGCGCTTGAAGAATTTAATTATCAATTGAGTGATAAATTTGCTCAAAACGCAGAGTATTACAATGACCAAATTACAAAAATGGGTTTTGCGTTCGACGGATTTCGAATGCAACTTATGGACGCTCTAATGCCTGCGTTAATACAAATTACAGAAGCTTTTACTGACCTTTTTAACACGGAAGCGGACTGGTCAAGTCTTTTTCTGGTTATTGAGGCTGGGATAAGAACTATCGCTGGCGTTACTTACGCAACCATTGCGGCTCTTAAGTTTTTTGGCAGGACACTTGTTGATCTTGTGAAAATTGCAGACCGAGTTGCTCGACTTGACTTTAAAGGTGCGGGAGAAATAATTAGCCAAGGGCTTGCTGATACCGCTGAGCAGTTTGGCAAAGACACTGCAAACATTGTTGATATTTTTACAAAATCAAGCGAAGCCCCTGAGGGTTACGGTCGAAGAACAACTGGATTTAGGTTGCCTTCAACTGTTGACGCTAGCGGGCGCGCAAGAAATAACAAAGAAGACCAAAAGGCTTTAAGGCTAGAAAGAGAACGCGTTCAGACTGGCAGGCAGATTGTTGATTACACGTTGCAACGGGTTGCTGCTTTTAGCAAGCTTCTTCAAGGTTTGGCTGATGAAAAGGCATTGTTAGAAGGAAAGCTCGCTGGGAATGAAAAAGAAGTAGCTCTAGCGATAAAAATTAGAGAAGAGACTGAGGGTATGCCTGCATTGATTGCCAAGGCTGTTGAGGAGCGAATCAGAGGCAACGAAGAGCTTAAGGATGCTGTCAATAAGCAAGAAGAGCAAAATAGAAAATTAGCAGAAGAGGCTCAAAAGTTAAATGATTTTTATAGAAGCATTGGTGACACTATTACTAGCAGCGTTGGTGGCGCTCTTGAGGGATTGATCTTTCAGTCAAAATCCTTGGGCGAGTCTTTGAAAAGCCTTGCGCAAAGTCTTGCCAAAATGTTTTTGCAGTTTGGCGTCCAAACTGCATTTGGTGCTTTAGGCGAATCAGGCGGTTTTCTTGGCAAGCTTTTTGGCAACGCAAAAGGGAATGTTTTTGCTGAAAACAAAATTGTTCCTTTCGCTTATGGCGGCGTTGTCAACAAGCCAACACTGTTCCCAATGGCCAATGGGATGGGTTTGATGGGCGAAGCTGGCCCTGAAGCAATTATGCCTTTGCGTCGTGGTCCTGGAGGTCGTCTTGGTGTTGAAGCAAATGGCGGCCTTGGCAACGTGGTGGTCAACGTAGATGCGTCAGGCACTCGCGCTCAAGGTGATGATCAAAATGCAAAAGCTTTAGGCTCAGCGATTGGCGCAGCTGTGCAAGCTGAGCTAATTAAGCAAAAGCGTCCTGGAGGTCTTCTTAGCTAATGGCTACTTTTCCTAGTGTCAGCCCTGATTACGGGGCCGCAAAGCAAGCTCAGCCGCAAGTCCGTTCGGTTCAGTTTGGATCTGGATATTCGCAACGGGCTGTGTTTGGCATCAATCAAGACCCAAAGGTTTGGACTTTGTCTTGGAATAATCGCAGCGCTACCGACGCAAACACTATTGAAGACTTTTTAGAGGCAAGGGCCGGGCAAGAGGCTTTTGACTGGACGCCACCAGATGACACAACTTCTTACAAATGGGTCTGTAAAACCTGGCGTAAAACGATGCCATATTCAAACCTGTTCAACATTGACGCAACGTTTGAGCAGGTATTTGAGCCATGACCGACAATATCCCTCAGTACGTTGAAAATCTTCGGGCTGCTGCACCAGCATATTTTGAAGAGCTACAAAAGCTGGAGCCCAGTGCAGTCATTGACTTGTTTGAGATACGCCTGACCAAGGCTGTCAACAATGTTGACGAGACCCTGCGTTATCACGCTGGAACGAATGAATTGACAGCACCAATTCAGTTCAACGGCAACTCATACCCTGCTGCGCCAGTTGAAGTGTCTGGGTTTGAGTCGTCAACAAAAGGAACGATTGCCCGACCAACACTAAAAGTCGCCAACGCCAATGGTGCCATCAGCTCTTTAATTGTTCAGCAAAATTACAACCCATTACATGCAGAGGTAGTACGCATCAGGACTTTTAAGAAATTCCTAGACGCTGCAAACTTTAGTGGTGGCAACGCTACTGCTGACCCTGACGCCAAGACTGAGGAAATTTGGTACATCGACCGTGTGAGCAGCGAGAATCTGCAGTTCGTTGAGTTTGAGCTGACTGCAAAGCTCGACATGGTAAATGTTGAGTTGCCACGCCGCAAGGTGACTGAATTTTGTCCATGGCAATATCGTGGTGAACGCTGCACCTATGCAGGCACAAGGTATTACAGGGTTGACGACGTTGAAATTACAAAGGCAGAAATGGAATCACTAGCCACAGCCAACAGTTTGACGTTTGACGAGGCAGTG